GCCAACACCGTGACTAGGAAGAAGTGCCAGTGCGTGTGGTTCAGGACCGGCGAGGCGCTTGCCGTTTTTGAGTAGCCAGCGAGCGATGAAGTTGGCGGGCAATGTGTCGTCGGTGTAGCGCTCAAAGATCCACGCCACTTCGGGGAGGTAGTTGTGATACCCAAGCCGGCGGTGAACCTCTAGCGCCATCAGGCAGCAGTCGACGGTGCCGGATCCATCGCCCGGATAGGCGCCCCAAGCGCGTCTTAAGCCGAGGAGGTCGTTCACCGCAGGCTCAACTCGGCGTTGATCGGCAGGATTCCGGCATTGTCGCGGTTGAAGGTGCGAGTGGGGAAGTTGGCCCCAACGCTGTCCATGGCAGTGCGGAAGCGGAGTTCCAGCGTGGTGTCGTCGAAGCTCGAGCCGATACCGATGAGTGTTTCCGTGAATTGAAGGCTGCTGTATTCGTTTTCAGCAGTCAGCCATAACGTCGTTAGCGTCAGCTCGCTTTGACGGTTGCCGCCTGAGGCGTCGACTAAACGGATGGCGTACTCGGTTGCGGGGAACAGAACAGTAACCGTTTCGTTGTCGCCGGTCAGTGTGGACAGACTGCCGCTGGATTGGAACGGGGCAAAGGCGTAGCTGTTGCTGTTGTAGGTCTTGTTTTGACCGACGAAGTAGTTCTGATAGCGGTGGCGCTGCAGGCCGTCACCTGTCGTGTAATCGAAGAACTGGACGAGGCGCAGGTTAGACATTGATTTCTCCGATCAGGCTGACCTCGACGGTGCTGACGTCGATGAAGACTGACTTTATTTGTGGGGGGCTGGCGTAACTCCAAGTGATTTTGCTGGGTGCCTGTATCTTGTTTTTTAGACCATTTCCCATCCCGCCAAATACTTCGTTTGGGAGATTGAAGCCTTCGAGTTGCTTGGCGGTGTCTTCGTAGTGGGCAACAATGTCGTTCGCTACGCTGTCGTCAACGTTGCTGAACGTCAGCTGGAGTTCGTAGTTGGTGGGCTTGTTGCCGTAGATCCGTTTGCTCACCACGCCGGATTGGCTGCGGTACGTGCGAACGGGGTATTCCCCGGGCGTGAAGCTGCGGGCGCTTGGGACGTAGGACGGGAATGTTCTTGCCATTAGCGCAGCCCCAGTTTTGCCCTTGTGCTCGGGCTGTTCTGTAACTTACTCAACGTAGCTGCGGTGCCCCGTTTGGCGCCGTCGTTTGCAGCGGCTTTGCGGGTGGCGACCATGGCAGCTTCAAGCTGGTCGCGGCTCACGTACTCCACGCCGCCGATGTTGGTGGTTTGGAATGTCATGTTGAGCATGGGGCCGTTGCGGGCTCCGGGTGCGTTACCCATTGCATCGCGCAGATTGTTGTTATTGACGACAGTGCCACCAGTACCAGGAACGAACAGCTCTGGTCCGCGTTCGCCAACTAGATACGGGGAACCGCCGCTAACAGGACCGCCAGCAGCTCTTTTACCAAAACCACTGCCAAAACCAAGAAACGAAAGTACGCCTTGCCCATCCGTGCCAGCAAGCATATTTAGACCTGCCATCATTAGCATCTTGCCGATTGCCATCAACGATTCACGCAATACATCGTTCCAATCTTTTGTTTTGCTGATGAGGTTGTCAAAAGCCCCGGTCAACATGTCGCCAATGCCTGCGCCAATGTTTGCAAATTGTTGTTCAACAAGTTTGGCTTGATCTTGAGCCTTTTGCTGTTCTTTGGTTAATTTTTGAACCTCGGCTATTTTCCGACGGATCGCCTCTGCATCTAAATCAGTCAAAGCTTTGCCATCTGCCTTTAGCTGGTTTTCAATCTCAAGAAAACGAATCGCCTGCTGCTCTGCGTCTGTTTTTGCCTGAAGTTTCAGAATCTCCATATCCAAACCAGACAAGATTTCGGCTATTTGCTTTTCTTGTTCAACGCGAAGATCTTGCACCGCATTCTGCCTAGCAAAACTTGCCTCTACTAATTGCTTGTCTGCCTCAACGGTTGCAATTTTAATTTTTAATTCTTTCTCAGCGTTTGGTATTTTTTCTAGGTTAATACCAGCGATTTTGGCGCTTCTTTCTTCTAAAATCTGCTCAATTTGCAAAGCGGCTTCTGTTGCCTTGTTGCCAGCCAAACGGGCCAAGCCAGTATCTGTAACAATCTCAAGTATTCTGTTTTGCAAAGCAAGTTCATTTTGAAGCGCAGGGATTTGACTTTCTCGTTCTTTTTTCGTTTTATCTTTGCCGCCTTTGGGAGCTAGTAAAGCAGGCAATGCGCCAGCTCCGGCAGTTGGGGCGGCAGGTACGGCACCGGCACCCAACTCTGATTGAACCAACGATTTACGCAGTCTTTCACGATATTGCTGAACCTCTTGGTCAAATGGATTGGCATAACGGAGGGCGCCAAAACGTGTGCGCGTTCGTTTGTTCGCTTCTTCGTACGCTCTTGCTTCTGCTCCTATTCGTGCAGCACTATTTACCCTTTCAATGAACGCGTTAATGCCATCAATTAAAAACTTAAAGACCGGCGCAAAGAAGGTTCCAATGTTTTGTGCTAGCCGTTGAAATGAATCTTGTAGTGTGCTGAGCTTGCCGTTTAGCGTATCGCTTTGAGCGATGGCGCCATTGGCGTATTTACCACCGGCGTCGGTCAGTTTGATAATCGCAGCTTCAACGGCTTGGGCGCTAATCCGTCCGCCTTCAAGAGCCTTTTGGAATTCATCGCCACTAAGCTTGTATTCCTCTTTTAGTATTTGCTGTAAAGCGACACCACGTTCTTGGAACTGCAGCAGTTCCTCCCCTTGAAGCCTGCCTTTTGCTTGAACTTGACCGTAGGCTGTGACAAGACCTTGTAGCTCAGCCCCAGTTGCGCCAGAAACATCAGCAAGCCGCCTAGTAGTTTCGACGACCTTATTAGCTTCAACGCCAAAGGCTTGCAGACGCTTGGCTGAATCAATCAGCTCAGTGCTTGTAAATGGCGTTACTGCACCTAAGTCTTGAAGCTCTTTGATTATTTTGCCAGCTTGCTGCGCGCTGCCAGTTAAAACCTCAAGGCTTCGACGTTGGCTTTCAAGTTCTGCTGCCTGAACAAAAACAAATTTGACTGCTTGAACAGCGGCAAAAGCTGCTGCCAACTTTCCAGCAGCAGAAGCCAGTCCACCAAAAGCACGTTCTGTTTGCTGCGCCTGTGACTGAACCTCACGCAGCTTTTGGGTTGCGCCACGGCTATCAACATTGATGGCAACGTTGGCGACGACAGACACGGCACAACCCTTTTGCTATCAGCAGTCTATCGTCGGCGCTTCATCTGACGTTCTTGCTCTTCGTTTTGAATTTCAAAATAACTAGACCAGATCAGCAGTTCTTCTAAGGTCACTTCAGCATTGAGCCGAGCCAATGAATAACCCAGCTCTTTTGCTATGCCTAATTGCAATAACAGCAGCTTATCCTTTTTGAGTTCAGCCTTTACGGCTTTTCATGTCCAGTTCTTTGCCTTCCTCAGGATTGGTAATGATGGCCAACATCATGGCTTGAAGATCAGCGTCAAGAACTTCCTCTTTTAGTTTCGCAATTTCACCAGCTTGAAATAAGCGTTGCCCGGCTTCATCCATGGCTTTAGTAACCAAGAGATTCAAAGCGAATCCGTTGGCATCTTCACCACCTGGCATCTTTTGCGCTCGCTCGCGTTCCGCCATGGTTAAAGCTGTGGCATAAAACTCAAACGTGCTGCCATCGTTCAAGGTGACAACTCGCTTGATAGGTGTCAGATTGGCAGCCTTTTTCAGCCGAGCAAGAGCAGACGAAACAGGCGCAGGCATAAAAATCAGTCGTTGGTTATTACTTTAGGCATAAAAAAGCCCCCAGCGCAAGGCCAGGGGCATGAAAGTCAAACCGACTGACCTTATCAGGCAGTGGCAAAGTCGAAGGTGGGCACGCCAGACGGGCGGAAAGTGATTTCAACCTGTTGAGCATCGTCGGGGTTGATATTCAAGCTGGCGGTCAGCAGCACGGCATCCATTGCGATGGAGCGGCTCAGGGCTTCGGTGCTTTGTTTGTCGGTGTAAAGCTTGAAGGCGCAACCAACTTGCTGACGCTGCAGTACGTCTTCCACCATGCGGTTAGACAGGGTGCTATCTTCGTTGGTGACGTAGATAGTGGCAGTACCGTTGCCATCAGCAAAGCCGGGGATATACGCGCGGAAGGGCGCGTACTGACCGGCGGTTTGCCCAATGGTTGTCACGTCGATTTCAGCACGGCTGATTTCAAAGGACCAGGATTGAACCTGACCGACAGCGGCATAATCGGCGTAGTACACCTCGAATTCGTTAGGTGATGCGACGGTGCCATCGTCAGTGATGGCAAGGATAGTGCCACCAGCGGCAGTCGATACGGTAAGTGCGCCAGTCGAAGCTGTGTAGCTCAGAACGTAGTAAGTAGTCCCAGCATCAATGGGCGCAGGTAAAGTGCCGGTGCCAGAGCCACCAGTTTGGCTATTGACGACGCGAAACTTAACAGGATCGCCCGCCTTCAGATTGAGATAAGTCTGAACTGTGATCGTGTCAGTACCAGCATTCACGCCAGATTCACCGAATGTGCCGGTGGTGCCAGCGGGTTTGTAGTAAAGGGCGCCGGACGTACCGGACAAAACAGTAACAGCCATGTTGTGAACGGTAGTGGCTACCGTCAGTCTAAATACGCTTCAAACGTAGCAGTTAGCTGAGTTTGAAAGTAAGGCTCAGGTGCTGCTGGCGTTACTTGGGCAGGTCCCGAGGCTGCATCAAAGATGATGCTAGAAAACTTGGCGCGATCAAACAAATCCTTGATCCGTTCTGCAATAGTGAAGTTTGCAGCGGCGCCTTGACCTTGCGGCGTAAAGACATTGATCACCAGCGTGCCAGTCTGGCGGTTAAAGCTAGTCAGCGTGGCGTAGTTGTTATCGCCAAAGCGAATGAACGCTTGCACCCATGGCGTGTTGTTGGGTGGCGTAAATGGCACGTTTTGATAGC